AACGGCTAGAGTCTTCCATCCCTGCGATCCGAGATCCAGGTCTAGGGCACCTGAGATTAGCTGGTGCTTGCTATTACCGTTTAATTTGCCTTAAATTTTAGATTTTATGTGTGAGCCATGGACGCGGACTTGAATGTGGCCGTTATAGTAATCATCGGATTCTAATACACGGTATTCAAATTGAAGTTTTGCTTCTATATAAGAGCACTCCGCTTTTGATTTGCAATAATATAATATTTCTCTACTGAACTTATCTGTGCCTAATTGTGTTACATCTTCATTTAATTTTGTGTTTGAGCCGTAATAAGTTTGCCAGTCTGATTCTATTTTGCTTTTGATTCGTTTACGTTTTTTGTTGCCGTTCTTTAACTTTACAGTCTTGTAGGTCGTTTTACTAAATTTGCTTAATTTTTTGCCAATATACTTTTTACCCGAAGCTAAGTTGGTTATCAAATATACATAACCAACACAGTCTTCAGGTAATTCTGTTACAACTTGTCCTTGATAAGTCCAGGACATTGATTACTTTGCTGCTTTTGCTTCTTTACGAGCGTTTTTCTCAGCAGTGATTTCGTTACGACGAGCTTTAACAAGTTTACCTAGCTCGGCTAATGCTTTACGAGCACGAGTACCGGCAGCACTATTACCTGCTGTAAACTTTTCGTCTTCTTTCAAGAAATCGTCAAACTGAGTTTTCATTTGAGTTGTTGTGTTGTTCATTTTTTTTATTCTTTCTTTTTCTATAGTCTGCACTTTTAAAATACAAATCACTATGTTCAGATTTTACTTCAGGTGCAAAATCATATAATTTTTTTAACAATACTCTAAGTGCTCTGATGTCAGATCTTAAAAATCTTGTTCTATCAAAATTTGATTTTTGCACAAAGTTTATATGTGTTCTATGGAACTTAACTAATTGATCCACTAGTTGACTATATAAATCTCTATATGTGTTTAGCTTTTCTCTGGTCATGCTTCTGCAAATTCCGAGTCTGTAGAATACGATGTAAAACCGTTTTCTTTTGTAACTCTTAATACATTATTAACTCTTCCAATTAGTTCATCTCTATGGCTAACAAGATAGACATTTTTATCTCTTTCTCGCACCATTTTTTTCAAAACTGCTAAAGCAGATTCAACCCCTGCACTATCCATACCAGAATCAACCAGCTCGTCAATGAAAAGCAAGTTTATATTTTGATATAATCCTTCCCAAACATCTCTAAATGCAAAACTGATACTTAAGATCAATCTATTACGTTCACCTCTACTTAGATTGTCAAAATCAAGATCCTGCCCTAGTTGTGTAATCTCAACAGATAAATCGTTTTGAAAAATTACAATATGAGGTAATCCTAGTTTTTCGATATAATAGCTCAATCTTTTGTTTAAGTATGTTAAATTTTGATCTATAATTTTTTTACGTACAAAACTATCTTTGTTTGTTAATAATTTATGTAAAAATTCTTGATGATCCTTTAATTTAGATAAGTCATTAATTTTGTCCCAAGTAATTTCTTGAATAGCTGTATTCTTTAGTTCGTCAATTTGCTCGTCGTAGGGATTTTTTTCATCTATCTTAGATTCTAGCAACTTGTTTAATTGATCTAAATTATTTTTATGACTTAGTGCTTCTGCTTCTGTTTCATAAAATGTTCCTGGTTTCTTTGATACATTGCCAATTGCATCGATCTCGTTGTTAATGACGCTTAGATCGTTTATTACTTTTTGAGAATAGGTGTTAGCATCTTGAATATTTTTCTTAACATCTTTTACCATATCTTTGTGTTTATGGTCGTGAATTTCTTGTTCACAAGCAGGACATTTTTTATCTTTTAGCTTTTCAAGTTCTTTGCTGTATTTGTCGCAAGTTTTTCCTGCTTGCATAACAGCAGTTTCCAACGTTGCTCGTTGTTTTCTTAATGCAGTAAGTCTTGTATCGTTGTCAATCCATTTTTGTAAATCTTTATGTGCTTGTAATTCAGCCTCGATATCAACATTTTCTAATTGCATAATTGCTTTTGCAGTATTTTCAATGTCGGTTTGATGTTTTGTATCCCAAGCAGAGCTTTTAAGCTTTAAGCTATCGATACTTTTGTTAATATTATCGTTAGCTGTCTTAACTCCTTCGATTCTATATTGTTCTTGTTGTATTTTATCTTTATTATCTTTAATTAAAACTTTTAAAGTTTCGGCTTTTTCGCTTAATAAAGTAATTCCTAACAGTTGTTCGATAATTTCTCGTTGATCAGCAGCCTTCATACTTAAAAAAGGCTCAGTGTATGTGTTTAACGCCAATAAATGTTTAAACATTGTATGACCCATCTCAAGCATCTTTTCTATAGCTTTTTGAGTCTCTCTACTATCTCCTTGACTTTCATCTTCGTCTTGAGCTTTAAGTTCTTGATTGTTAACAAAAAGCTTTAGTACATTTGGCTTTCTTCCGCGTTCAATTCTATAATCAATATTATTTTTTTCAAAATTAACAGTGACCAACATGTGCTTTCCGTTAATTTTATTAATAAGATTTTCTTTTTTAATGTTAGTTAATGCCTGTCCGTATAGCGCATAGCTTAATGCATTAATAATTGTAGTTTTACCTGTACCGTTACGACTTCCAGTATCATCGCCACCTAGGTCTAAATTGCTTCCTAACACCAGTGTCAAATGTTCACGTTCAAAATTAACCGCCTGAGTCTGATTACCTACACTCATGAAATTTTTTACTGTTAAATTTTTAATTTTAAAATTCATAGATCGTTATAAATGTTTAGTAATATTTTTTTGTCAAATTGATCTGAATCTACTGTAACCAAAGATTCTGTTACAATTTGATCAACGCTTTCAAAACTCGCATCAGGATTATCATCGACTGTGTTATCTACGCTTATTTTATCTTGGATAAGACTCATTTCTCGGATATCGTATTCATTACTAAACGTTTCTTTAATGAAATTAGCTTCTTCAAATGTAATGTCAATGTCTAAATTAACCTTAAAATACATTTTACTTTTCATAATGGTATCTTTTTGGTCGAGTAACTCGCTTAATTTAATATGTCTGAATTTTGGACAGTTATCCCAATTGATAAATTCAGGTGTTCCTCCCCATTCAAGAATCATCATACCGCGTTCATCGTCCCACGTATCACTAAAGTTATGAGGAAATGCATTACCTATGTACCAAATTTTTCCACGATTCTGTCGTTTATGGAAGTGTCCACTAAACACGTACTCTTGATGTTTAAAGTGTTCAGGTTGAAGCTCACCGTGATCAGGCATTTGAACCATGGCATTCATATAAAATAACGGTAGTTCAAAGTGACCGAACATATATCGGCTTTTAGTTTTGCTAATATCTTTCCATTCGTCACCTACCAACCACGGTACTAAGGTCACATCACCTATGGTAGTTACATTTTCGACCACAGTGACGCCTGGAATATGTCGTCCAAATGCTGAACTATGGATATCACGTTTATCTTTATAGAACAAATCGTGATTACCTGGAAACCAAAAGAATTGTTCAAAGGCTGCGCCGAGTTTTTCTAAACAACGGATACTGGTATCTAGGGTAATTAGATTAAGGCTATTACGATTATGACTCCAGTCGCCTAAAAAAATACCTGTATCACAGCCTGCTTTTTTTGCTTCAGCAATATACCAATCTACAAATTCTTCGCAATCATTTAAGTGTGTAGTTGAATTTGATTTCAGTCCAAAATGTATATCTGTGAAGCAAGCTACTTTTTTAAATAATTCCAATTTAAACTCCGTTCTTATAGCAAGTGTTAAAGCTTACAACTATTCTTTCTTGTGAAAGATTAGTTTCATCCCCGCTACTATGTGTTAACCAACTAGGAAACAATATTAGTGTTCCGATTGTAGGCGGAATACCGAGCTGACCTAGATTATAATTGGTTAACCCTTTTAAAGCCATTATTGATAAAAACGGATTAGGATTTTGAAATAAAATTCTGCTACTTTTTTGATCTGCTTTTATATACAATGCTCCAGATATAACACTCATTGGATGGGTATGAGGTAATAGTTTTGTATTTTCAAATTGTTTGTTAATCCACGAATTTGTAAGTTTAACTTCGGATATTCCAAAAAGCCTAGAATATTCGTACATCTCTTTATCTAGCCTAACTAATACTTCGTTAGCATTAGTAAAACAATGAAACACATCATACTGAGTATCATGTGTGGATATTACTTTTCCTTTAAATGAAGGATGATCATGAAAATTTAAATTAGATGAATTTTTTTCTAGGTCAGCGCATTCGTTAACTGATAAAAAATTTTTAATTACTCTTATCGGAATTGGAAATGCATTGATATTTTCAAAATATTGGCTCATACTGATGACTTTGATTACTAAGTTTAAACATTAGCAATTAAAAAGTCAATTCTCAGTTTCTTCAATGTCGTCTTCTGTGCTTTTTGGCATCCTTATATTTTTATATATTTCGGCCTGCCTAGCAATTTCATCTGCGTATTCGTGATTGTGTTGTCGAGTCATACTAGGAGATAATCCGGCTTCTTCGAGCATATCGTCTCTTATGTTTTGATTTTTCTTTTCGATGTTTAGTATTCTTGTAAACGAATTAGTTACAGCAGCAGTATAATATGCAAATGGATTTTCGGATTTTGATTCATCAAATTGTAAGCCAATTTGACTTAGCTGTAGTATAGCTTGTCCGCGCATCTCATCGATATAAGTGTAGCCTCTCCAGTTACTTCTTTGTGCATATCGTTCGCTGAGTTTAATAAACATACGTCCGAGATTTTCTGTAATACGTCCATGTTCTTTGCTAAACTTTCCAGTTTTTATGCCGCCTTTCCAGTGACTCTTACCGACACATATTAATTCATCTAGTTCGTCAAATTTCCAGTGTTGAAATGGAGGAAAGTTAACCTTCTCGTGGTTATCTGCTAAAGTTTTGGTAGTTTTTTTACGTCCTGGAGATAATGGAATATGTTCAAAAGTCATAATTCTGATAATAACATCAGTTTTTAAAATGCTTTTATAATCTGGAGTTACATCGGCTAGTTTTACCTTTTTATCACCATTATTTTTAGCTTCTAAAAATGATAATAGTCCTAACCGTTTTGCACGAGCACGTTTAGCGTCGGCGATAGTTCTAATATTAACTTTATCTAACGATGTTAAAATTATATCGTATTGATTAAATTCTTCTTTAGTAAATGACGAAAATGAATTTTTGCTTTTATGTATCTCTGCTAGTAAATCTCGGTTATTTAGGTATTTTACTTTTTTTTGTGTAACCGGTTGTATCATATTATAATTCCTTCAATCTTGTTAGTTTAACACAGATTTGGGTACAGTCAACCAAGAATGTTAAATGAGCACTTTATTTATTTGGGTAAATAAGGTATAGAGGAAAAATGTATGGCAACAAGGTTAGAAATATTTTCAAGTGCGGCTTCTACCTATCTAGGTAAAGCAGCAGTTACTATTGCATATGCCGAAGATGCGATACAAAAAGTTAATGGAATTGACCCATCGTTAGCAGATGCTAAATCTAAATTTGATAGTGTAAAAACAAATGATTTAGTAAGTGCATCATCAGATGCTTTCAATTTTTTTAATAATTCTGTTGTACCGACTTATCAAGCCGCTGTCAGAGAAAATAAAGCCGAAGCAGAAAAAATACTTGCAGAAATACTTAGCAAGTCTGAAGAATCACAAAGAGTGTCAAAGGAATTAGATAATACAGTTAATAAAAAAGAGCAAGAAATAAATGCTGCAAAAATAACTAATCCAAGTTCAGCCGATGCAGTTGCTGAAGAAAAACAAAAAAATGCAACGATTGTAGGAGATACTACAGCTCCTATAGGTGCAGCAGCTCTTGTTGCTACAACAGCTAATGATAAGCAAACTACAGAGCTGGGTAAAAGAACGGTAGCCGGTGTACCCGAGGGTGCAATGCCAGCTGCTGCTCAACCTGTACAAGCAACTATAAAAAATAGCAGAGGCGATGATGTTTCTAAAGATCATCGTGTAAAGATACGTGTTCCTCCTGGGTATTTTTCTCAGTATACTAGTGGCTTAAATTCAGAATTGAAAAAATTAGGAGCAATAATATTTCCATATACTCCTGCTATAAATTATGACACAAAAGCAGAATACGTTAATTTAAATCCTACACACAGTAATTTTTCTATTTACTTTTATAAAAATAGTTCTGTTGGTTCAATATCTATTACTGGTAAATTTACTGTTCAAAATGAAGCAGAAGCAGGAATATATCTTGCGACACTACACTTGTTACGAGCATTAACAAAAATGAAATCGGGAGGAGTTACAGGCGATGTAGATAGCGGAGCTCCACCTCCTATTTGCAGATTAGTTGCCTACGGTGATTTTATGATGAATAACGTTCCTATAGTAATAAATTCGTTTAGAGTTGATTTACCAGATAATGTTGATTACTTTAGATTAGGAAAGACAACAGGATCACTGGCAAATAAAATTTATGGAACTGCTAGTGTTCCTTTAATATCGACTATTGCTGTTACTTGTCTACCTATATACAGTAGAAATGAAATGCAAAAATTCTCTGTCGGCAATTCATTAAGAGGTTGGATAGGCGACGATGCTTCAAGAAAAGCAGGATATCTATAATGATCGAATACAATAAGACAAGTCCGTATTTTAAAACAAACATTACTAACGATTATTTGGACATAATCGAATTTCGTGATCTGCCGTTAGAAACAGATGATATATTATTTGAAATAACAACAAACTATGAAAATAGACCAGATTTGTTAGCATTTGATCTTTATAGTGATTCAAATTTATGGTGGGTATTTGCTGTTCGGAATAAATCTATTATTAAAGATTCAATATATGATTTTACCGCAGGTACCAAAATTTATCTTCCTAAAATTACTACAATTAAACAAGTATTAGGATTGTAATATGTCTACTACAAATGCGTCTCCTAATGTAGAATCAAAAACAAAGAGTTCTACAAAAAAACCATCTTCAAATTTTGAAACCAGTAATGTTAAGAATGTACTGAGTAAGTATAGATCTTATACTTACAATTTTACTTTGGCTGCATTAAACAAAAATGCTGTTAACGATCCTAAAAAATATAGAGATAGTGCGTTAGATTATATAATCTTGCAATCTGGCGGTAAAGGAAATTTAGGAATTTCTACTAATGTTGCGGGTGTTGTAAAAAAGGTAGGCGAAAATAAAGAAGTTATCAGAGAAGGTGGTAGAACTTTAGGTGTTAACAAAACAAACATCTACGATATAGATCGCAGTGGTGATAAACTAGTTGAAAGTTTTAATAAAAGCAGTTCAGGAAAATTTGATTTTTACATTGAAGATGTTGAAATTGAAAACTTAATGGCGTTTAAACAAAATAGTAGTACAAGCTTACCAACATCGATAAAATTTGACGTAATTGAACCGTATAGCATTAACGGATTTATAGAGGCATTGCACGTCTCTGCTGTTGCAGCAGGATATCCTACATATACACAGGCTAGCTTTATATTAAAATTAGACTTTATAGGTTACCCTGACGATGCAGATTTACCAGTCCCTGCAATAGTACCAAACTCATCAAGATATTTTGTACTCGGTTTTACTGGAGTTGAGGTAGAACTCACTGAAAAAGGAACTAGATATCGATGTGCAGCGGTGCCTTTTAATGAAAAAGGATTTGGAAAACCAAATGTGTTAAAAAAACCAACACCTATGGCAGGTAATACTGTTCAAGAAATTTTAGAAGATTTGATGAAAAATATTAATAATCAAACTGCTAAAATGGATAAAGATAGTAAAGAAGATTCCAAAGAAGCAAATAAACATAATATCTATAAAATCAAATTTCCTACTAGAGATTTGAACTCTGAAACTGGATGGGACTACGATAAGATTAATGATATAGGAAAAAGTAAAATATCAGAGTTATTAAAAGATAATGCACTTTATAAATTTCCAGACCCGGGCACCACTACGGTTGCAAATTCTTCCGGAGCAGTAGATCAAAAACAACCTTCTCCGGAACAAAAAGCACAAGAACCTGTTAATGTTGCATACACTTATACACCTGGAAAACCTCAGGTTCAATTTTCAGAAGGTGCAGCAATACATGAATTAATTGCTTCGGTTATTAGAGATAGTGAGTATGTTAAAAAAATATTAACAACACTTGGAACAGCAGAAAATCCTGACGAATATGGATTTATTAATTATTTTATTGTAAAACTAGAAGTTAAAAATCTCGATGTTATTGATAACCAAACAAAAAAACCGTATCAAGAATTTACCTATATAGTCACTCCTTATAAGATACATTTTACAAAAATACCCGGGTATGCTTCATTAAAAATAGATGAGAAAAAAATATCTCGTCTAGTTGCAAGAACTTATCATTACCTGTATTCTGGACAAAATGTTGATGTAACAAATTTTAAATTAAATTTCAATACTTTATTCTTTGAAGCTATGCCTGCTGCATTAGGTAATAATGATCAATTACCAACTGTAACAGGTGCAGCGCCAGGCGGAGATGTTGTACCAAAACAAGCAGGATCGACTGCTGAACAACCTCCCCCGGATTCAAATGGACAACCGGTACAACAAGTAACTGAAGCCGCTAATGCTGTACAGGCAACTGGCGGAAATGCTGGACCTGTGTCAACTGATCCGTATGCTATTTTAGCTAAAAATATGCATAATGCAATTATTAATAGTAATGCAAGTATGATTACAGGAGATTTAGAAATTGTAGGAGATCCTTTCTTTTTAGTCACAGGCGGAATAGGAAATTATAATCCAAAACCTGTATCAAGAGGAATTGCAGGAAATGGAGAAGCTGATCACAATTACGGAGAAGTTTTAATTTCTGTTATTTTTAATAATCCAACTGATTATTCGTCGTTCGAAGAAGGTGGATCAATGTATTTTGATGAAAATAAAGTTCCGTTCAGCGGTGTTTACAGGGTAATTAAAGTAGTTAATAGATTCACCAGTGGAGAGTTCAAACAAAAATTAGAAATAATACGTGTTCCGGGTCAACTTGCTGCTAATGTGCCTATAAGTGATCCTGCCAATAAAATAAAAACTACTCCTAATAAAAATGATTTTGTTGTTCCTGATACAACTGTTGCTGATGCACCTAGTTCGAGACCAACATCTGCAAATTTATTATTACAATTAGGTAGAGGATTACCTAGTCCGGGATTGCCGGGAATATTAAGTAACTTTGTTGGTCTCAAAGGCGGACTCGGCGGCTCCGCTAATAATTTATTAAATCAAGTTAGCGGAGCTATTAACGGTGGCATCAACAAATTAACTTCGGCAAATGGTATTTTTGGCGGGTCAATACCAGGAGGAGTAAATCAACTTGCATCTGGGATTAGATTATCGGCAGCTGGGTTAATAGGAATGAAATCGGCATCGTTGAGCCCTGCTGCATTATTAGATCAGGCATCAAATACTTTAAAAAGTGTTATTCCTGTAGCGGGAGAAATTAATTCTCTAGCCAACAATATTAATAGTAAAATCACTGCTGCTAAAACATTAGTTTCAGTTCCAGGGTCTGGTATCGGTGAAGGTGCTACTTTTAAAATTGATTCAACTAGTGTTGAGTCATTTGTAGATAAAGGAACTAAAACAGTTACTGATCTGTTTAAACAAACTGCAATAGTACCAGCGGGAGTTACTGCTATAGCAGGACTGGCAGCAGGACTTGATAAAAAATCTCTTTCGTCTGTAGCAGAACTAGGATCAAAAGCATCAGGGTTGGCTAATGACGTAAAGAACAAAGTGTTTAGTATTACGGATGGAAAAGCAACAGATCCTACTGCGTTGGCTAGTAAATTTGGTATTAATATGAAACAGTTATCAGGATTAAGTAATGATTTAAAGAGCAAAGTATTAGATCAAGTTTCAAACTTATCAAAACAAATACCACAAAATACAGATCTATCTGCTGCAACTGCCCAAGGATTAGTGCTAGATTATATTCCTGCTTCTAAATTAGCTAATATCCCTGCAACCGCGCCATTTGTTAAAGCTCCAATCCCGGAAACTGATAAAGAATTTTTAAAAACTTTAGTTTCTAAAGGAGGTAAGCAAGCATTAGCAAATGCATTCGGGGTGTCAGATGTATCAAAAATATCTTCAGATTTATTACCAACAAATAGTGTTAAAGATATTTTAACCTCGTCGCCTGCGAAATTAAATAATCCGTTGTCGAAGCTTTCTAGCAAGTTACCAGGTGTTACTAGCATTGTTGATAAATTTAAATCGGCTGAAAATCAAATAGCAGCGGTAGCAGGAATAGTTGGCTCAGTTGAAGGAAAAATTTCTAATTTACAACAATCAGTAGGATCTATTGTAAAGGTACCAACAGATGTTAGTAAGTCTGTGGTGATTAAATATGGAAGTTCTTCGTCGGATGCAAGTCCTTTAAGTAAATTAATCGGAGGCAGTTAATAAATGTCAGATTTTGATAGTAGAGTCCGTGGTAAATTAGGTAGACCTGGGCCGTTTTTAGCCGAAGTAACTAATTTATTAGATCCGACATATATGGGTAGAATGGAAGTTGCTTTGTTAAAGGGTATTCCTAACTCTGCGGTAGAGCAAGGTGAAACTTATATTGTAAATTATATGAGTCCTTTTTTAGGTAACACATCAAAAAGATTTGAAGGTAATAATAGTAGTGATTTTAATGATGTACAAAAAACGTATGGATTTTGGATGGTTCCTCCTGATGTTGGAACAAGAGTAATAGTAATTTTTATTGATGGCGATGCTAATCAAGGTTATTTGCTAGGGTGTGTTCCTCATGAATTTATGAATCATATGATTCCGGGTATTGCTGCAACTAAACAAACAAATTTAACACCGGAACAACGTCAAAAATATCAAACAGATTTTTTGCCAACTGGAGAATACTTAACTAAAACACAAAAGTTAACTGACTCTAACGTTAATAAAATAGGAAAACCTGTACATCCATTTGCAGATAGATTACTGGCTCAGGGATTGCTTTTAGATACAGTAAGAGGTGTGTCGACTAGTGGTGCCAGAAGAGAAGTTCCTAGTTCAGTTTTTGGAATTAGTACTCCTGGTCCGTTAGATAAAAGTCCAGGAGCAAAAAAAGGAAAAATTGGATATCAAGGTGACAGGCAGTTTTATGTAAGTAGACTGGGCGGTAGCACCTTTGTAATGGACGACGGTGATGTTAATGGCCAAAATGAATTAATTAGAATAAGAACTAGAACAGGACATCAAATACTACTTCATAATAGTCAAGATCTAATTTATATTGCAAACAGTAAAGGATCTGCGTGGGTTGAGTTAACAAGTAATGGAAAAATTGATATTTTTGCAGATGATAGTGTAAGCATTCATACAAAAAATGATTTTAATTTTAGAGCAGATAGAGACATAAATTTAGAAGCAGGCAGAAATGTACACATTAGAGCCATTGGTAATATGGAAACTAATGTTTCGGGTTTTTACAATTTAATAGTTGATGATTACGCTAAAATTGCAATTAAGAATGATAAACACGAAACAATCGGTAATGATTATAAGTTAACTGTGATTAACGATGCTAATATAATATCTGGAAAAAATCTTATTATAAATTCAACTGGCAATGTCGAGATAGCAGCATCTGGTAGTATTAAGCAAGGTGCAGCTGGATCGTATAATGTTATTGCCGGCGGCGATTATAGAGAGACAGCAGCCAAGATTCATATGAATGGTCCTGCTGCCGAAGCTCCTGGTACAGCAGAAGTAGCTGAAACTCCACCGCAATTATCAACATATAAGTTACCAAATAGAGAAGCTGCGGCAAGTTGGGCAAATGGTAATTTCTATAAAGCGACACCGATTACTAGCATAATGCAACGTGTACCTACTCACGAACCATGGGATCAGCACGAAAATATTAATCCTGCACAATTTAGTAAAGCAGCAACAGATGCAACATTGCAAAGTAGATCAGGATCAGGAATAGCCGATAATCCAAATACAGGAATTCAAGAACCTGCTAACGTTCCTGAGATAGAGCCGGGCGTGTGCGATGTTAAATTTGCTAAAGAAATCAATGACAAAGTAAGTCAAGATGGTATCAATGCATTAAAAGATGCCTGTAAGCAATTAGGAATAACAACGCCTACTGCTATAGCATCTGTACTTGGAATTGCTGGCGGTGAAAGTCGTTGGAAAATTGTTAATGAAAATTTTAACTATCAGGCCGCAAGACTATTACAAGTATTTCCTAGTGTTTTTAAAGGTGACTTAGAGTTAGCCAACAAATATGCAGGCAATCCTAATAATAGTTTACCTGAATTTTTGTATGGATCAAATACATCAAAAGGTAAAGGACTTGGAAACACACAGCCCGGCGATGGCGCAAAATTCATAGGACGAGGATACATTCAAATAACTGGTAGATCTAGCTATGCCAGATACGGAAAGTTATTAGCCGATAAGGGGCTATTACCATCATCTAATTCCTTAGTTGATAATCCAGAATTGTTACAAGATAAAAAAATTGCAGCCTTGGTAAGTGTAATTTATTTTGTTGATCGTGTAAAAGTTCCTCAAACAGATTCTGGATATTTTGAGGCCGCTTGCAGAGCAGTAGGAAACAATACTCCGGACATAAAGGCTACCAAGTCTGGGTTTTATCAATGTTTTCTTGGACAGCTATCTGGTAAAATAGTTCAAACAGGAACAGGTACGTTATTGGTCGACAGTGATGGAAATCCAGTAAAATCCGGGGTTGAGTAATATGAATAAATATTACTATGCCATATAAGAATATTGAAATCGGAAGTATCAAAACTGCACAAACTAAAGTAGCGGTTAAGCAAAGTCAATTCTATAAAGGATTTAGCACACAGAATCCCGATGGTGCTTCTACAAAACTTTTTGATTTTGAGTTAATCAAACAGGATATAATTAATCATTTTCGCACTCGCAAAGGCGAGCGTGTAATGAATCCTACGTTTGGTAGTATAATTTGGGATTTGTTAATGGAGCCTTTAACTGACGAAGTTAGAGATGCATTACAAAAAGATGTAACAGAAATTTGTAATTTTGATCTAAGAGTTGCACCTTTACAAATTGACCTTACGGAATATGATAATGGTTATATATTAGAATTAACATTATTATTAAAAGGAACAGATCAATCGACTAATTTAAAATTACAGTTTGATCAAAAAGTTGGCTTGTCAGTTTTAGAATAAAAACCCAAGATAATTTTTGCTTAAATATTGGTATAGTAGAAAAAAATCATGATACCCTCAACAAACAAAAAACTATTAGTAGCAGAAGATTGGAAAAAAGTATATCAAAGTTATCGTAATGCTGACTTTAAAAGTTATGACTTTGAAACATTACGTAGGACCATGGTTCAATATCTTCAGGAAAATTATCCCGAAGACTTTAATGATTTTATAGATAGTAGTGAATATATTGCACTAGTTGATTTGATTGCTTATCTAGGTCAAAACTTAAGTTTTAGAATTGATTTAAACGCCAGAGAAAATTTTATTGAGACAGCACAACGTAGAGATAGTATTTTAAGATTAGCACAGTTAATAAGTTATTCCCCTACTAGAAATGTTCCTGCAAATGGATTTTTAAAAGTTACAGCAATATCTACTACTGATAGTGTGATTGATGCCAATGGTATCAATTTAGCTAATTCAACTATCGCATGGAATGATCCAACAAATTCAAATTGGTATCAACAATTTACTAATATTTTAAATTCTGCAATGAGCGGAAGTTTTACTTTTGGTAAACCTTATAATAGAGAAAACATTGACGGAATACTAACAGAACAATATAGAGTTAACAGTGCAAACACAGATGTACCATCGTTTAGTTTTTTAAAAGCTATTAATGGTATTAATATGAATTTTGAAATAGTTTCTTCGACATTTGAAGGAAACACTTCGGTTTATGAAGAAGCACCTAAACCTGCAAATAAATTTAGTTTCATTTATAAAAATGATAATCAAGGAGCAGGTAGTGCAAATACAGGATTTTTCTGCCATTTTAGACAAGGTACAGTAGGTATTGCAAGTTTTAATGTTGAAAATCCGGTACCTAACGAAATAATAGGAATAAACACCCCTGACATTAACAATAGCGATGTATGGTTATGGCAATTAGATTCAAATGGTAATTATAATATTCTTTGGGATCAAGTGCCAAGTGTTACTGGAAATAACATAATCTATAATAGTCTAGATAAAAATAAAAGAAATATTTTTAGTATTACATCTAGAGAATTAGATCAAATTGATTTAAATTTTGCAGATGGTAGTTTTGGAAATTTACCAAAAGGACAATTTAGATTATTATATAGACAAAGTAACGGGTTGAAATATGTTATTAAACCCGAACAAATGAGTGGAATAATAATAGAAATTCCATATACTAATAAAGCCGGACAAAATAATATATTAACATTTACTTTAAGCTTGCAGTATATTGTTAATAATGGTGCATCTACAGAATCAGATACAAGTATTCGAACCAAGGCACCTCAAGCATATTATTTGCAAAATAGAATCGTTACAGCTGAAGATTACAATATTGCTCCGCTAACATTAGGAAGCGAAATAATTAAATCAAAAGCTATTAATCGTATATCTAGTGGCCTAAGTAAATATTTTGATTTACAAGATCCTAGTGGAAAATACAGTAAAACAAATATTTTTGCATCAGACGGAATAATATATAAAAATAATTACGAAAGCAATTTTGAATTTCAACTTGCTAGTAGAAATGAAGTTTATTCTATTGTTAAACAACAATTAAGACCAATAGTTTCATCGTCATCGATGAGATCATTTTATCTTGATAAAAATAATTTTCCTCGGATCGAAATACCAATTTTTGAAACAAAGTGGAAGCAGGTTAATAAAGCATCAGGAAGTAGTCGAGGATATTTTTATGACCCGGACACAAATTTTCCAGTAAGTTTAGGATCATTTAGTTCAGGAACATTATCGTACCTAACACCCGGGGCATTGATTAAATTTATAAAAGCTGACGGAACATATATTTGGTCAAAAGTAATACAAGTTATCGGCGACGGTTCAAATTCGGGTTTAGGCATATTAGATGATGGTACCGGTCCTGTTATTTTAAATAATATTGTTGAAACAGGTGCATCAATTGTTGAAATAATTCCTAAGTATGTAGATATATTTTCTTTTGAATTCGAAACTGAAATTGTTAATTTATGCTTGGCTCAGAGAAATTTTGCGTTAACCATAAACGAAACTACACGAGAGTGGGATATAATTTTAGATACCAATTTAGATACAATAAATTCTTTTAGTTTAGAATATCAAGGAAATAAAACAAATGCAGGATTAGATGCAAGTTGGTTAATTTTATTTTCGTGGAACGGATCAAATTATACAGTTCGTTATAGATTGCTTGATTATGTATTTGAAAGTGAACAAGAAACAGCATTTTTTGTAGATCAAGATAATAAAAATTATGACTTTACTAATGACACAGTAATCAAGGATCAAATAGCGGTCCTGTCATTTAATACATTAAGCACGTCAACATATTCAAGTTTAGGCAAAGATTATAAATGGCAAATTGATAATTCGATTGTAGAAGTCGATGGATATGTCGAACCAAAAAAAGTAAAAATTAGTTTTTATGATAATGACAATCAGGGAGAAATTGAAGACCCAGATTCGTTTACTAATATTGTGAATCCTGACTACATTAATAGCAATACAGGGTATAAAGACAAATTTGTTTTTTTCCAAAAAACCAGCGACGGTCAAAGATATTTCTTAGATACCACTAGCAATTTTATGATATATCCTACACAAGAAATTGCCGAATCTGTTATTAATTTAGATCCGAGCTTAATTGAAGATGGACAAAAATTCTATTTTTATGATCCTCGAGAAAATATTGTAAAAAGTTTTAATGCTGCCGGTGTAGCAACTGGAGATATTTGGACCTACACTGATGCAGAAGCTAGATTTTTTGCGTACCCTGGTAGACAAGGATTAAAATTCCATTATATACATAATAGTGCAGCGGATCGTAGATTGGATCCAGGAAAGAGCAACATTATTGATGTATATTTGTTAACATCGACGTACGATTTAGAATATCGAAATTGGATTACTACAGGCGAAGGAACAGAACCGTTAGCACCTACAAGTCAAAGTCTAGATCAAAATTTTGGATCAAAGCTCGAATCTACAAAAACTATCAGCGATGAAATTATCTTTCATCCTGTACAGTATAAGGTTTTATTCGGCAGTCAAGCCAGTTTGAATTTACAAGCTACATTTAAAGCGGTTAGGAATCCGACCATTCCGACCAGCGATAATGATTTAAAAACAAAAATCCTGCTAGCAATTGATGAATTTTTCTCTTTAAATAACTGGGATTTTGGACAAACATTTAATTTTAGTGAATTATCAACATATGTTATGAACTTATTAACACCTAACATAGTTAACTTTGTTATAGTTCCTAAAATGAATAATTTTGGTAATTTATATGAAATTGCTTGTCAAAGTAATGAAATTTTTATCAGTGGTGCAAAAATTTCTGATATTGAAATCATTGATGCGATCACATCAACACAACTTAAAACTAATAATATAGTAACAAATGGCGGGAATAGTTAATGGCTAATAAAAAACAAAAATCTATTAATTTATTGCCTGAATTTTTCAGGACTGATAAAAATAATAAATTTTTATCTGGAACAATAGACCAATTAATTCAAACACCTAAGTTAGAAAGAATTGACGGCTATGTTGGATCAAAGTTAACTTTGACTTATAATTCTACCAGTGATGTTTACATCCCGGAAGTTTCTGACCTAAGAAAAAATTATCAATTAACTCCGGCGTTAGTTACTAATGATGATGATCATAATGTTAAAAAATCAATTGGCATTGATGACTTAACAAATGAAATTTCTATCCAAGGCGGAATTGCAAACAATTTTGATAAACTATATAGTCCAAATTATTATGCATATGATCCTCATATAGATTTAGATAAATTAATCAACTATCAGGAATATTATTGGTTAACAACTGGACCTGATACAATTGTAATAACAGGTAGTCCAAAAAATTCTACAAGTACATATGTAGTAAATGACGCGGGCTTAAATTCTGCATTTATCTTTACTCCTGACGGCAGCACACAGAATCCTTTGATTAAATTATATCGTAATAATGTATATAATTTTCAATGTACATTGAATAATAAGTTTTATATTAAAACAGCTCCTAGCTTAGGTAATAATGACCTTTACACAGTAGGTGTAACCAATAATGGTATTTCAACTGGAACAGTGTCTTTAATAGTGGATAATACAACACCGGATGTGTTGTACTACGCAACCGATGATGAAGGCATTAACATCGGCCAAATGCTAATTAGGCAATCTACAGAAGATACAGAAATTAACGTAGAAGAAGAAATTTTAGGAAAAGTTAATTATACCTCAGGAACAGGAGTTTCCTTATCTAATGGAATGAAAATAAGGTTTGGTGGATCAGTTTTACCAGAAAAATATCAAGGTAAGGAATACTTTGTCGAAGGTGTTGGTAAAAGCATAGTATTAATTGATTATGATTTATTAATTTCAAATCAAATAATTTCAAACCAACTTGATGACGATTTTGATGTTTCAAATTTTGATGAGTATCCTTTTGACAATTTTAAACGGCTACCAGTTAATGCAGAATATATAACAATTAATCGTGCTAGCGAAGATGTAAATCCATGGACAAGATATAATCGTTGGGTGCACAAAGATATTATAAAAATCAGTGCAGAATTAAACAATTTGGTTCCTGTATATCCTTATAACTTAAGAGCCAAAAGACCTATTATAGAATTTAATGCCAATATTAAACTTTATAATTTTGGAACTAAAAATATTGGTAGCATTGATCTTATTGATAATACTACAAAAAATGCATTTAGATATGTTGAAAATTCAGCCGGTTATTATGTTGATGGAATCTTATTACAACAAGGTCATAGGGTAATTTTTAATGCCGACGAAGATCCTTCTGTGAAAGGTAAAGTTTATAAGGTAGAATATTCTAACATAGGCGGGTCTTTGAAATTAAACTTAACCGAAGATACTACCTACATAATCAAAAATGAATCATCAATTTTGGTTAATTTTGGAAATGAAAACGAAAGTACAGATTGGTGGTATAATGGACAACAATGGGTCTACGCACAACAACATAACAAGCTCAATGAGTCACCGTTATTTGATTTATTTGATGTTTCTGGATTAAGATATAGTGATACATCATTATACTCGACAAATTTTAATGGTAATAAAATTTTTGGATATTCAGAAGGGCCGTATTACGATAAAATTTTAGGATTTAGTGTTAATCAAGAAAATAGTCAGGGAATTGGAAGTTTCTTATTCACTAATTATTTTACATCAGGAGAAATACTAGTTTCTAAAAATAATTTAGAAACAGAAAAAATTTCTACGGCTAAAACATTTATTAAAGTTAACAATGAATTTAAGAATGTATGGACAGAAAGTGAAAATTATAGAATTCCTATAATACAGCTAACATCCTTGATTAATAATACATCCACAGTTGAAATTAATGCAATAGATAATCCAATCTTGCCACTGTTTACTTTTGATGTTTTTATAAAGGTAACAAATGGTTCTATTGAATTGTTTAATAAAACATTTTCTGGTGTTAAAAAAGTAAGCAATGAAAATTACAGCACTGTTGTTATTAACGGAAAATATTGTGTAGTATTTGATCAAGAATTACCGGCACAGACGGATGTTATTTTTAAAATATATTCTGACAATCCTCCAAACAAAAATGGATATTATGAAGTTCCGCTAGGGTTAACCAATAATCCCTTAAATGATAATATTTCATCGTTTACCTTAAGTGATTTAACAGATCATTTACAAACAATGGTAAATCGTGTAGAGAATTTTTCAGGAGATTTTCCAGGATCAAACAATTTAAGAGATTTAAACAATTTTACTAAATTTGGAACTAGATTAATATCTCATCAAACACCATTGGCGTTTTCGTCAATGTTTGTGAGCAACAACAATTATAGTGTTATAAAATCTATCGAAACAGTTGCTGATCATTATAACAATTTTAAATCTTTATTTTTAAAGAAAATTACTGAGTACAATAATCAAGTAGATATTGTGTCTGGTGTTGATACTATTTTATTAGAAATAAATCAAGATAAAAATTTAAGATCGTCATATTTTTATTCTGATATGATTCCTTACGGATCTAATAAAAATAGAATAACAATTAATATTAGCAATTTGTTTAATACAATATATCCTATTAATTTTGATTTTAATTTAAAACAATTAAGCTTAAAATCAGTTTTAGTATATAAAAATAATGTGCAATTAATAGCAAATTTAGATTATCAATTTATTGATAATGATGCATCTATAGAATTTTTAACTGAGCTATCAATTGGAGATGTAATATATATCGACGAATATCCTACAACCGAAGGATGTTACGTACCGCCAACACCAAGTAAATTAGGATTATATCCAAGTTGGAG